CCATAGATTTTTATATACTTAGCATCTGTAATTGTTACCGCGGTATCATCTGAATCTCTAATTAAGAAATCATGGAAAAAACTAAAGTCTTGTACGACACCTGATGTAATATGACCTTCACTATCAACTGTTACTGTATTATATGTACCAGGAGTTACACCTGATGCATCATGAGTAATAGCACCTGTTGTATCATTATAAGATATTGGAGATGAAGTATTAATAAAGTTAGCGGTAACAATTCTACTTAAGGTATTATTTGTATCAGTAGCTGCTACCCAGTAAGCTTCACTTTCATCCCAAATTAATTGAGCATTAGTTGAAGTGCCTCTTTGAACTTCTAAACCTGCATCTTCACTAGGAGCTCCACTATGATTGCTATTGAGCTCAATAATATTATCTGCAAGTTCGATAGTTTCGGTATTGACAACAGTAGTTGTGCCTCTAACTGTTAAGTCGCCACCGACTACAAGGTTGCTAGTAATATATGCACTATCATTAATTAAAAGAGAACCGTCAGCTGTAATTTGACCAGCTGAATATACATTACCAGATGATTGCTGTACAGTAAAGTTACCAGTGCCAACATTTAATTGTGTACCATTAAAAGTCAGATTTGCATCATCTTCAATTTCACCACCGGTTCCAACAATTACAATTCTATCATTAGTAAGGTCTGTAATTTTTGCTGAAGCATTAACTGCAGATCCGACATATGTGTTAGTAAATGATGCACTATCTTGTTGTCTTGCAACCGGAAGCATATCATCAACGCCAGCGATATCAGTACTACGTGTACCAATTTCCCATCTGTCTTCTAATTCATTCCACATTAATGCAGCACTATCAGCACCAGGTCTATCAATAGCAAGACCACCTCTGTTTAAATCATTAACAGGTACACTGTCTAACATAACCATAAATCCGGTTACGTTTCTTTGTTGACCAACAATAATATAGTCTCCGTCGACTCTAAAGTCTTGAGTAATTGTTAAGTCACCTTCAATTGTTGCATCACCAACCATTCCAAAATTACCAGTAAGATTTACTGAATCATTAAATGTTGCAATATCATTAAATGTTGCAGAATCATTAGCAACTAAAGTACCTGTAACTAGATTATCGACGCTAAGCGTTCCACCGATACTAGCACTATCTAGTACGTCTAGTTTACTAATTCTAGCAGTAGAATGAATATTTAGATTACCTTCAATAGTACTAGTTGCAGCACTATCAGTCATATAAAGATGATTAGATCTTATTTGTGTATCATTAATTGAATCTAAACGCGAGTCTAATTCATTAATAGCTGTTGATACAGTATTAGCTACCGTACCCATCGCTGCTGATGAGATTATACCCATTTCAGAGTCTAATTCATTCACCGCATCAGTAATATTACTTGCAACTGTCGTAAGAGTCGACACATCACCCACAGAATCAAGAAGATCATTGAACTTCAATCTATGGACGTTAATTGTGTTACCCACATTTACATAAGGTATTCTTGAATTAGCCATTTGTATCGTTCTCTAACAGTTTTGACAGCATACTTTTAATAGTTTGAACTTCAGATTTCAAAGAATCAATTTCTTGTTTATCGTTTTTAATTCTTTCTACCATTTGCATTTGCTGCTTGTGTTTACTCTTATTTATATTGACAATCATGCCAGTTTTTTCATCACGAGCTAAGTCTGGATGCCCATGTACTGGCTTCAAAGTTCTCATCATGATGTAGCAACAATTCTTAAATTATTAATAATAGGAGGATAAGATTGTCTTTGTGCGTTCATAGTAACTTTAATCTGATACTGATCGAAAGCATCTAAATCAAATGCATCAAATTGATATTCTTTAATTGCTATATCGCTTGCAGCAATTTCAGAATACGTTTTACCTTGCGTTTCCTTTGTAGTTTTACTAAATTCTACCCAGTTTTGTTCAGCTAAACTAGTTGTTTCATCAGCACTATTATGTGTTCTATACCAAACTGAAAAATCTGATTTAAGAGGTCTTAGCGCATCCATCAAAACCATAATAGATGTAGATGTATTTTCTAGTTGATATGGTACGGTGATGTGTTTAGCTGCATTAGTACCACCATCTGGTTCAGTTTCAGCTACAGAATCAACAGTCGTAATGGTACTACCATTACCAGGATAATCAACCAAAAATTCCTCTGTCCCCATTAAAGCTGTAGATACATTAAAATAAGGTGCAACGTATTCATCATTTGTTTTCATAGTAATTGTAAACTTACTAGAAGCATTACCACTCAGTCTATGATCTTCATTATGCTCAGACGCAATTACATGTGGATTTTTTAATTTGAATTTTTTATTCAAAGGTACTCTAATACTTTGGGTTGTTTGATAAGCAGTTTCAGAACCAGCATGGGATTTGGTTGTCGTCAAATCTGCTTTAGCAACTAGATTTGTATTTGGTGGTGTTGTATAAGCCATTTCAAGGCTCATCTGATTTAAAACATAATTTTCATTTGCCATTAAGCCAGATCCACCAGATCTTTCAGTATTTGTAGCAGCCGAGTCCATTTCAAATGTATAACCAAATGGATCTACAGATGTAAGTGTTCTTAGTCCTAAAATGCTGCTACCCTTAACACCATTAATATTTCCTGAACTATCAAAGCTTCCTACACCATCAGATTTAATATAAACTTTATCACCAGCTTGGAAACCATGGGCTGGATGTCTTACTTTAAGTGTAGCATCATTTTGTGTAAATAATAATGGATCATAAGTGTAGCCACCTAAATTATCTACATAAGCTGTTTCAGTTAGTCTTTTCCACGGAGGCGTATTTGCATTCATAACAGCTGTTGCTGTTGTCGATGTATTAAATTTAGCTCTATAAATTTTAAATGTTACATCTTTTGTATTGTCAGCTTCCCATGATGTGCCATTGGAAGACGCATAGAAAGCACCCCTATCAGTCGATGTGCCTATTGTATAGAAAGAAGTAGTTTTACCATATTTAAATTCTAATGATTTTGCTGTATAAAGTTTATATTCGCCAGGAGGTGCTGAAGTATATAGACAAAATGAAAGTAGTGTTCCAGCTGGTACATACAATGGCTCATCAAACTCAAACTTATGTTCGGGCGGTGATGAATAAAAAGTCGTTGTACTTGTTGTAGCACTGTTTTCACTTGGCACAGAAATACCAGTGCCAGGTCCTGCAACTACTCTAGTTCCTGGAATATATCTAGTTGATGAAGGATATCCACTTTCTGTTGTAGGTCTGACCTCCAATGTAATAGGATATGTAGAACTAACACTAGCAAAGAATATACCAATACCAGTCAGAACAGATGATTCACCAACAACAAATGTTTGTGCTGTAGGGTTAGCTTGTTGTGTAAGTTGTAATGCCGCTGTCATTTTTTTATCCTAACTTCTGGTCCAATATCCACCATTTCCGGACGCGTCGCCACCTACTTTTTTCCAGCCCATATCAATAGCTCCGTTATTAGTTCCATAATTTCCATCATCATCTGAAATGGTAAAATTACCGGTGTCATCATAACTATGACTTATACCGTAATCACCATAATCAAAGTTAATATTAGTGAAAGTCCCTGTTATATTTGATATATTATTACCAGTTTTAATATCGATTTTTGGATCATCATTATTGTTATTATTAGTAACGACTACATCATCTGGTTCATCTATGTCAGTATCGTCACCAGTGTCAACAATAACTACAGGGGGAGGTGGTTCGACCCATACTTCGTAGCTTTCTTGTACAGTATAATTATAATAGTTTTCATATTGTCCAATGCCCCTAAACAATCCTGTTCCGACAGAATACGCATTATCTTTATTGGCATTTGATACATCAATTACCATTAATTCTGTACCACCTATTTTAAGATTCCAATTGTAAGTAGTATTACTTTGTAAATAAAATACGCCACTTAATACGCCATTCGCATCCGAATATACTGGACCTGTAGGCCCCCCGCTTGCTGTAGGACCACCAAATGGCAGACCTCCACCTGTAGGAAATTCTGTTGCATTTGTAAATTGTTCACCTGGTTCTTTCAACACTGAGTTTCTTGAAGCAGATTCATAATCTGATTTACTATAACTAGTATTACAGAATTTTGTGACTTCTATACCACCAAAGAATACCCAGTGTGGTACACTGGGTCTTAGTCCAGTAAATTCAAAATAGACAAACTTAGGACGATGAAGTGGTATACTATCATATCCTAATTCACCTGTTTTTTGTATATCTCTATATCGCGTTTCTAAAGGCATATTTTAAATTCCTATTACCCTTGTGATGATATTTCTGTTGAATTAGCAGGAACCAAAGAAGAATTAGATTGAGAAACATAATTTTGATCTTTCAATCTTCTAATTGTGAAATAATCTCCTTCAGGTATTAATAAACCCGAAGCAACATGTTGAGCTATTTCAAATTGATTTACATTTTCATATGTTGTTGCAACTGTTTGACTTGCTTCTGTCATCACTTCTTCAGTGTATTTAGGCCATATTGTTGAACCTTTGATTACTGTAGTATTTAAAGATAAGTCACTATCATAAGTTAATCCTAAAGCACGAACAAACGATTTAGGTTTGATTTGACCGGCTTTTCTAGTTGCTCTATAGTCATCATCATAAATTGCGCTTTGGAAAGAATTATAAAACCCATCACCTGATAAACCTTGAGTAGTTCTAATTGTATTTGTTGTTGGATCTATAACTTGTATTTCAGCTAATTTTTCTTCTGTCGCTGTTAAAGTTGTATATCTTTCTAATTGATTAATTCTTTTATCAATTTTTCTGATATCATTCATCTTATAACCGCGATTGTTTAGCGTAGATACTAAAAGATCATTTTTATTTAACGTATATGGATTTAACCCAATGCCATGTAATATCATACTTTCGGGCGATATAGAGTTTGACGCGACTGGATTATTAGATGGTGTACCAGTATGATATTGTAAAGTCCCATTAGGATTTAGTGTAATTACATCTAGTCGTGGATTCCAATATTGAGCCGTACCGATCGTAATTGTATCACCACTACGTGGTAGTTTTTGTACTCTTGACCCAGTTCCACTAAATCTTTCAGTTGCTTCACCTTTCTTCGGACGAATATCAATTACATCAGAAAGTCTGTGAATTTTACCAGTAACTGATTCAAAGTAAGGTATTGCATCCCATTCTACACCGACATATGATTGTGCATCAAAATATCCAATATCTGAACCAAATGCTTCATGTTGAAAATATCTGTATTGTACATTAATAGTGCCAACTGGTGGTGTCATACCAGATTTAAGTCTACCTTTACCTGGACCATAGTAATTATCTCTTTGACCATTATCAAAAATAAACTTATAAGTAATGTCTTCGCTGGTTGTATCATCAATAACTTTATTAAATTGATAAATGTCAGATTTAGTGAGAGTAAATACTTCATTAGAAAGTGATAAATTAGAATCAATGTACCATGTATTAGAAGCTGCAGCAGGTGTAAGTGTTTTTGTCTTTCTTGTTGCTGTTACAGTTTCATAAGTTAAAAGATTATAAGCACCTGAAGGCATACCAGAAATAGTAGCTGTTGTTTCACCGGCACCGCCGTCATCGATAGTCAACCCTGTTACAAGTTCACCACTACTTTCAACCTGATAAACCCACTCATCCTCATCAGCAAAATTATCGTAATTTGCAACAATAGAAATCGATGCAGAATCTTTTACGCCGCTATAAAAGCTTTGAACTGACATAACTACATTATTTGCACGATAAGCTCTATTGCTTGACATAGGGAACAATAAACTGTTCTCATCTCTATCATGCAATCCAAATTCCCCGCCAACTGGTTTTACATTAGCATAATTTGTAGCATTTGTGCCAAATGATCTTACTTGATCTGGTGAATAATTTGTATTAAGTGAAACATCAAAAACATGACTTCTAAAATCAGCGCCTTGTTTATCAATATTTCTTAATCTAGCTGTACCAATTTTACTTCCGCCCAAGTCATAAGTATTATAAAGATCTACTTTACCATATGAATCACCTAATAGGCCAATCATACCAAATGAGCTGTCTGCATTCGATAAGAAATAGTTACCATATTTACCAGAAATAAAGTCATTAGTTACAGTGTGTAAGTTACCTGATGTAGCTGGATCGTTTGGTTTTCTGACTCTAAAGGGCGCATTAAAATCTTTTTCAATTCTATTACCATTTACAAAAGCCGTACCTGATGATATAGAAACAGATAAGAAGTCAGTCGATGCGCTATCTTCTTCTACTGTTAAATTAAACATCCCGCCAGGTTTTCTTTCAACAAAGTTACCACTAATACTTTGCGTTCTTCTATTGATAATATCGCCAATTTTATCTAATGTTTTATCAGATGTTTTAATTAGTGAAATATTACCGTTTTTGATATCAAACACTTCATAGAAAATATCATCAATATCTGTATCAGATTTTTTTACAAGTTCGAGAGTAATTTTAAGTCTATCAGCACCAGGTGATGTTAAGTTTGGTGTAGCTCCTGAATTATCATAAAGAGCAACGTTATCGCTAACAGTAATAACTTGCTGATTTACTTTGAAACCTACGATACCTGAAAATGAATTTGATGACTGATTCAAAACAAGCGTTTGAGGTTCAGTTGTAACTAGGTGTCCTGCAACAAATGTATCAAACGCTGGTGTTTCAATCAATGCAGCAAGACCTACTGCTGAGTCACTGTTATTAATGGTAACATTACCTAGTGTAGTAGTCACAACAGTGTTTTTAGTAAACGTTTTTACACTTGTAGTATCTGATGCTAAAGAGTTTGTAGTACCATCACCTTTAGTCAAACGTACAATTAGTGTGCCTGGAGGTGTTTCGCTACTTGTATTATCTGGTACGACAGCCTTTATAGTAGCATAAACAGAACTATTATAATTAATTTCTGTATTTTTTAGTGCAACATAACCAGATGGCAATGCTGCTACATTAATATAAGTGTAAGAAGCTCCAGCTCTACCAGATGATAAAGTACCAGAATTATTAAATATTGCACCTTCTTTAACAACAAACTTAGCTAAGCGCTCTATTTCTTTTTGAATAATAGTTTGAAGTTGAGTTAATTCTCTTGCTTGTAGCGCACGACCATTATTAAAAAGAATACGATGGTAGTGATCACTATCATTATAGTCATCATTATATTGACTCAAAAATGTTGTACTAGAAACGTTAGTCGCCATTGTAAATCCTTAAAGTTGTACTACCAGTTTAATGTCGTCTGTACTACCGATTGTTCTTGGTTGTGCTTCAGCATTGTTGTTTATAAAATATATATCGCCACTAAATCTATCCACATCTGGTGCAACAAGCTCTGAAATAACTTTTGTATCTTCTTCATCGTTACCATACTGAATAGTCGCGCCCTGTTGGAAAGGTGTAAATCCAGTATATTCATCCTGATGATACCAAATTGTAGAATCTTCTACATAATCTACCCAAGCTTGAGCATTACTATCTCCAATGCTAATTCCAGTAATTAAAACATTATCAGTAAAGTCTGTACCAGAAATAAATCTTTCTGTAACTACCATCTTTTTCATTAGTCTTCCACTTGTAGCAGTAAACTTATTGCCATTAGCACTATCATATGGGTTTTTCCATAATGCAATTTGTCTATAATCTTGTCCTCCAGTAATCCAATCATCGTTGACTGAACCCTCTGGCTTAATATGGAACATCATAGAAGTTGAACGAAGATCTTCACGAGCATCTGCACCCAATCCATTCCAATGAGCAAATACTGGTAGTACACTAGCATTCACGCCAGTAGATGATGTTACATTTACTACAGCTTGATTATAACCACTTCCAAAAAAGTTTAGAAGATCCAGTGTTCCTGCGCTTTCACCAACCTCAACAGCTGTGATAGCACCTGCTGAAATAACTGGATAAGCTGTAGCGCCGGATCCATCTCCTTCAATTGCAATTGTTGTTGATGCGCTGTCATAACCTGATCCACCATTCACAACTCTATATCCAATAATTTGACCTGGAACAGCAGCATTTTGAACGGCATATTGCGGTGCATCCGGGTCTGTGGGTAAAGCTGAATCAACAAACTTTACAGGCATGTAGTTAGAAGTTAAGAAATTATTATTGTCTGTAACTGAAATAGTATACAAGAATTTCCATACATATCCATCTGTCTCAATAGGTAGAGTTGTATCAGTATGGTTTGGTTTAACTGTAGAAACTTGAACAGCACCTAAAGCATTCTTACCATTTCGAATGCAAACATAAACATTGTTATCTTCAGTTTTCATGTAGTATGAAGTTGCTGGTTGACCTGTAATGTTATCATTGTATTGGGAATACTGAGTGTTTTGAGTCCAGTTACGAATAGGAACAACAAATGAAAATGCTTCAATTGCTTTGATTGATTGAGCATTATATCTAAAAACTCTCTCATTTCTTTCAGAATGAGTAGGAGTAGGTGGGTTATCAGTACTATTTTGTGGAGACCACAACTGAGAGCGGCCAATACCAATATAGTAGTAATTGTCCGAGTCACCTTTCTTTAGACCCTCTGCTTCATCATAAAGCTGAGTCAAAAACAATCTTTTGATTTTGTCTGTGATTATCGCCGTCATTTGTTTTTCCTATTATGGTGGCGGAGCAATGCCGCCAGTAATTTCATAACCTTCACCACCTGTTACGAACCAATTAGATCCGTCCCAAACTAATGTGACAGTTTCATACTCAATTAAGTCAATCGTTGGATATGCTGTTCCTGTAATATCCACACCTTGAGCAAAACTACTAGGATAGATTTTTTGAGTTCCTGTACCATTCTGTCTAAGAATGTATAAAACTGTACCCTCTTCCCAGCTTTCTAAATCTTGAATAGCAATTGCTGAACCTGCTGTTCCAGTAATTTTTATAATACTAGAAGTAATATTTGTACCTGTTGGACCTAATACACTACCAGCAGTAATTGATTGCGAGTTTGTTGCAAACTTGTTAATGCGAACTGGGCCTGTTCCTTTACCAGTAATATTTAAAGGAATACTAGTATCAATACCTAAAACATCAATTGTAGGTGGTGTTCCTGTACCACCTGTATATGATCCAACTTTAATTCTGTTTCTAGTACTTGTAGTATCAGTAAATGAAATAACAGGATTGCCACTAGAATCAGCTAGCCACTCTTCAATATTTGGCCTAGATAAAGAAGGAACGCTAAATGTTTTATTCGTCAATGTCTGGGTATCATTAATGCCTACCAAAGCACTAGTAGGAATTGCAATTTGTGAAGCACTGCCGTCAATTTTACCTGCTGAATTAGAAACAACAAAACTAGACGCCACATAACCATCAATTACATTACTATCAAGACTAATTGTTTTATTGGTTAGCGTCTGAGTTGCAGCATTTAATGTAACTGTACCTGAGTTATCTGGAAATGTAATAGCTACTAATGAAGAAGGATCAACAGCACCAATTTTTGTTCTAAATGATGTACCGAGAATGTCTAAACCACTATCAGTTAGTTGTGAAACGTTAGATGCACCAACTGCATCACCACCTAATAGGTTGTAAAGCTCTACGAAGTTTTCATTAATTTTATTACCAGCAATTCGAAGCGTGTCGCCTGTGCCGTCATTAGCTATCGTGCCGGTATTAATTGTTTGTCTAGCCATGCTTCATCTCTTAAATTTAATAATTGTATTTATACATGCCCGAAGGGATAATGTGCAGAATCAGCCGAATTCTCTGAATCAAACAGTGTTCTGTATTTCTCTTTATCAAATGTCTCGCTGTGTAGTAAGCTGACACCAGAATCTTGACTAAACTCGTATGGACGAACATCACTATCATCAAATGTAATTGAAGTTGGTGATACTAGTTCTCTAATTGAGTATGGCAATGTACTATCAATACTAATTTCACCTGTATTTAGATAGTGTAGATTTTTGCTAGATCTAATCATACCTGTTGTACCATCTCCCTCTTGGATCAATGTAATGTCAACATTACCTTGTAGATTACCAATACCTGTAAACTGACCAGAGAATGTAGATCTGATAGGAATACCTGGTCCAGACTCTCTATAGCTTCTTACTACGTTATCATTTACTAATTCTAGTACTAATTCACCAGCGATATGCGCGCCTGCAGGATGTACAAATAGTTTATAAGTTTCTAACCATTTTGTAATTGGAATACCAGATTTAATCAATATTGACATAACCTGATAACGAGCATCATCTGTCAAGAATCTTCTAGATTCAGGACCTAATGTAGACGCTTCAGCTTTTACCTGCTGACCTGCGCTATTAATGCTATCTAAATCATAATCAATTTCTGGGCCAACTTTAAAAATATTTTCTTTTGGATATATGACTTGCGGGTCAATTCCATAAAAACCTCTGAAAAACTGCTCAATAGAATATTTAGTACCCTTAGATCTATATAAGAAATTACTAAACTTTAGAGCTTCTCTTTTATTTAAGAATCCGCCAAAATAAGCTTGACCCAAAAGTAATTCATCTTCTAAATAGGGTAATAGATTACCTGGCACTTGCCCAGCATCTCTATTTCTGTATAATTTTTGAATTTGATTTGATGGATTACCAGAATCATCCATCCATTCATAATAAGCATCAAATAACTGAATTAAATTAGGAAAGTCATCACCAAAATATTCTGGTAAAGCTCCTGCAATCTCAGGTCTTTGAAGGTTTAGTAACCTTCTATTGTTATCTAATTCTGTTTTGTCTTTATGGTATGACATTAATTTGACGCGTCTGTAATTACTGGTGTTACATTAGATCTATTCGGATCGTATACAATTCTTTCATTTCTTGTAGGATCAATAACACTTTGGTTAGCTGGAACTGCTGATATTTTAATTTGTGTTTCACCACCTGATATAGCAGTCGGCAAGAAATAGTTAATTGTAACTGAACCTGTTGCTGCATCATAGTTGCCAACGTCATCTAATACCACTGTACCACCAGCAGAAGCTACAACTTGTAGCGTTGAAGTTCCTAGTTTATTTTTGATCACGCAATTTTGTGCTTTATATGTAAATTCACTAGACACAACAGAATATGTATCATCGTCTGGGACAGCTATAGCTACAGGGAATAGTAGTCTCTGACTCACATTATTTTTAACAGCTGTAAATGTGCTTACAAGCTCTGATAAGTTATTATTTGTCAAGTTTCTATTAATCATATAAGAACCCGCTGCTACAAAGGCATTTTGTGCAATAAGTGACACAATGTCATTTACTTGATCATTATTCAATGTAGTGCTAGCTACACCTCTAACAGTTTTTACTAGTGAAGGAGCAGTAGGAGTAAACCTCTGCTGCATTCTAATATTTGCTCTTGATGATAAAACAGCAGGACTAGAAGCGTCAATATCTGTCAATAAGTTTGATCTTCTAAACGCTTGATTAAAGTTGCCAGTATTTACATCAAAATAACTTTGTATTACGTTCGATATATTGTTTTTAACAGCATTGATTGTTAAATCTGTTAGCTTAGGATTAAACTGGAAGAACGTATCAACTTCAACATAAGTTGTAATAGGATCCACAAATCTTAAATTAAATGATACAATAGCAAGTTGTTTTGCTAGTTCTAAAATTTCATTTCTTGTAGCTGTTTGAGTTTCAGCAGATACTGTATCCTCAAACAATATTGATGTAAAGACAGCCCCAAATTCAGGTTCTAGTGCATCTTGACCACCCCATGAAACAATATCTTTAATGAGTGTAGAATAGTTTCTTAAAATAAGTGATGAATAATCAGCTGCTGTTACCATTCTATTCTGTGCAGCATATTGATATGGTGCATTTTTACGAATTGATTCTATTGATTCTTTATCTTTACCGCCAACCGAATTAGCAAGAGTGGTAATTGTTAATGATTCGTTTATATTACCAAATGAAAACTCATTATTAGCTGTAAAAGTGGTAGCGCCGTTTGCTGATTCACCTTTAGTTGATAGATATTCTACCTCAATTCTACTACCAGCAGCAGGAGCAACACCAAATGTCGTTCCATCGCCAAATGATAATTCAAAAATTCCATTCGGAGCTTCTTTTAAAATATAAACAGTTGAGTTTGCATTAATAGTTGTAGCATTTAGAATATTTTGATAAGCTATAAATGCTGTTGATGTAGCACTTGCATATACTTTTACAGAAACTGTATCAGCATCAATTGTAGAATCAGGTATTACATAAACTGGATTATCTTCATATTCGCCAACTAAAAACGTTTTTGTCTTCAGAGTGCCTTCATAAATCGGTATTTGATTTGATCCACTAGCTGTTTGAAACTCATAATAACCTGAACCATTATCATTAGCATAGAACGTTTCAGTTGTTTGAAATGTATAACTTACATCATCTACTTCAGTACTAAATTTAGTATAAGCAGGTAAAGAAACAATAGTAGGTCTGGCGCCTGTAGTCGTAGAAAAAGAAACCTTAACTTTGGCTTGTGAAGCAGTGTCAGTATCTGGTACATAACCAATACCTTCTGCTAATGAAACCATAGACGAACGTAATTGAGCAGTAGGTAAATATGATTCATTTAAAGCAAAGTTAGCAATAAGAGCATTAATGTGAGTATTATATGCCAACACATCTAAAATATTTGATAGACCTGATGCTTCAAAATTATAATCTGAAAACTCATCTTTATTTGCAAGATAGGTTTTTAAATTACTTTTGATATTTTCAAAGTCTAAAGCTGTGGATCTAATTGTTGTTGCCATTTATCTCAACCTTGATATTGATGTTGTAAATGAGATAACCTCATCAGTATTTACTACTTGATAATCAATCGTAACACTTACTGAGTTTTGGTCCTGATTAGCTGTAACATCTAAACCAACTACTTTTGCTCTCGGTTCAAATGCACTAATTGTTCTCATTATTTGTTCAGCCATTTCTTCTTCTGTATCGTCATCAGCTAATTCAAATAGCATTGCTCTTAAATTTGCACCATAGTTTGGTAGAAACGGCTTCTCCATAAAGTTAGTTTGTATTAAATTTTTTAAAGCTTGAGTTACGGCTGCAGCGTCTTTTTTAAGATATAAATCACCATTAGGTTTTGCAGTAAATGATAAATCAATATCACGATATAATTTAGCACGGCTAGTAATAATTGTACTAGCTGACTGAGTTCCGTCCTGCTTTGATAATACTCTTGTTGTCGCCATAGTTAAACTCTTTTACCATTATTTATATGTTAATTCAGGCTATAGGAAAACCATTTTTACCAAGGGCCTGATGTGCCCATGGATAACGATATAATGTAGTTCTGCTATAATTATCACCCCAGGCAGCTTTTGTATTTGTTCTAATATCAAAATGAACGCCATTAAATGAACTTGTTCCACCTCGATCACGTTTTCTATAAATTCCAATACCAGTAATTCCATTGGCTATAGCTATAGCAATAAGTCTTTCTGTATCAGCATCGCTAAACGGAGTTAGAATATCAACAGCCTCTCTCGTAACATGCTTACTCTTACTACCAACACCGGCACTACTGTTACTCGGTCTTCTACCGCTTGTTATTTCAAGGGGTTGTCCAAATGCCTTAGCAATAGCAACAATTTTGTTATAAAGTTCAGGCTTGATATCTTTATTAAAATCGCTTAAACCGCCTCTAAACAATACCCATTCACTCCCGCCTAGTGTAAATTCAAAATTTGTATTATCTCTTTTATACGGTAATACCTCTACTAATTCACCTTGAGACAGTTTATTTGTATTAAATTCTGTAAACACTTCTCTTTTAAACGTGCCTTTAAAATCATCATCAATTTCAGGCATTGTAATAATTAATCTGCCTGAAACAATAGGTACTCCATAAGAATCACATTCAATGGTATCATATGATAATATTAATTGGTCGAAATAAGCAGTATCTTTTAAATAAGATGCTATATCGAACAACCTATTATTTGATTGTACGCCGTTAGCATTAACAGCTTTATAAACAACTGCTCTACCTTTTGTTTTTAAATCATTTATAGTTCCTGCAGTTACTGTCTCTGAATTACCAGGTTTATAAAGTCCTTCAGTTACTTCTAATGTTACTCCATCAAACTCATCTTGATTCTCTTGAATCTTTTTAAGAATTATACCCTGTAAATATAGATGCTTAACTATATTAATTTTTACATTTTGATCTCTAATATGCTTGATATTAGCAGAATCATCAGAACCTAAAAATTTGGATAACGACAGACCTGGCATAATTTTTGTTTTAGCAGTAATTTCTTCATTCGAACCATAATTCATTGGATTATATAATGGATCTGGCAAAAACTGTTTAACAGCATTTCTTGGTATATACACAACATTATTGGTAGATACTCTAGCATTTGCCCCGCCTGGTGGAACATATGATGTACTTTCACCATCAACTATTCTACCTATTCCTGGAGGTGTAGGAGTATTATAATCTTCACAAAGATTACCTTCTGAAATTAAATTACCAATAAGTGTAGAATTATTTCTATTAGCACTATCTCTTAATTTAGATCTTACTGAAACAGGCGTCATTGTTCTAGATGATACGCCACTATATCTTTCTGCTTTATCAATAAAGTTTTTAAGATAATTACCGATGTCTATTTTAACTTTACGAATACCACCCGCAGCTTTTTGTAGGTATGTAAGAACATTTGTTGCAGTCGGTAATACTATAGTCGGCGTTGCTGTATTTGTAATAGACCAGCCAGGATTTGAACCAGTATCGCCATGATAATCACCATAAGATTGAGATTTTGTTATACCAGAAGTAATAGCTTCATTAGCTCTACCATCTAAATCACCATGAAATGTTGGAGCAGTAACACCTTCATCAAATATAGCACCGTTACCAACATAATTAACCGAGGTTCCACCAATTGTACCAGACCCTCCTTGTACTGTCAAATCTTGAGCAGACATAGTTACATTATCTGATGCAATATTAATATAATCTTCAGAAGTAATATTAATATTACCACTAGCAAACGACCCGA